TGCTTTTAATGTTGTATTACCAGTAATTGTAGCTATAGTATTAGCATATAATGATATTGCATTGATATTTAAATTATTTCCGCCGATCGTTGTGTTACCACCTGTTGAAACAATATTAATAGCATTTGTTGTGATAGTTAAATTAGAAGTTGTAGTATTAGCAGTAACAGAAACTAAATTCGAACTATTATAAGTAAAAGCAATATTTGCAATAAGATTAAGAGTACCACTAGATGATAAATTACCACCTACAATACCATCACGCGCTATAAGTGTATTTGCACCAAAATAACCATTTACAAAACCATTTCCTGTTGAAATAGATCCGCCTATTGTTGAATCAACAGTGACCGCATTTTGAGATGCAATAGTAGCAAGATCATTAGTTCTTGATAACCAAATACCAAAAGTATCTGAAGTTGCTATATTAGTTACTGAAATAGTCATATGTTACTTCTGCCCTAATAGTTGTCTCAATAGAGACTTGATTTCTTCTACATCATTTTTAAGTTGATCATTTTCTTCAAATAACTTTTGTAATCTAAATTTTTCTTCACGCTCTTTTCTATATTTATCAAGTTCTCTTGTATTAACATTTAAGATAGCTTTACTATCTTTCTGTCTTACAAGATCTTTATTATCTTTTACCTTTAAAATTTCAGACATTTAATTAAATCTGTAAAGCAAGACAACGCATATCTGCCATTCTAGGTATAATCTGAGGCGTGTTTGCGACTAAAACAATCTTAGTTGCAAATGTTTTAAATGTTTCAAACACACCATCAGCGGGTGTAGTATATCGAACTATATTATTATTATTAGCATATGTAAATGCACCATATTGGGATTCCAAACCAGGAATTATACCAACTGTAGCATTTGTTGATACTATTGATAGATTAGATGAAACAGTCAATACAGTTGAATTTGGTATTGCAATAACTTGCCTAACGTTAAATCCAATAGTATTTGAGGAGGTATTGTTAGCGGCAATATATATAAAACCCCCGGTGGTAAAACCAGATGTTGAGCTTACAGTAACATTTGTCGAAATAGTATTTACACCTGCTCCATTAACAATAATCATCTGAGAAGTTGGAAGATTATAAACCAATTCAACAAAATCATCTTTATTTACAAGACTACTCGTGAGTGAAGGATCCGACAATTCAGTCATAGCAGACCAATCTTTACTTGTAATACTATCAGAATCAGCACCTGCTAGGAATTTACCATAGACTTTAAAATTAGTTCCAATTGGTCTATATGCAGTAATATAACAAACCATATCCTCAGCATCTTGTTGATCCGCAAGAATGACATTTTTTGAAATATATCTAGAGGCATATTTTTGAGCCGCGCCGGTAACTTCACTAAAACTAGATACACCTGTAATATTAGCTGATACTGCTTGTGTTGCATTATATATCGTTGTATTTGAAATTGAAAATTTAGCTACAGATGATGTATTTGAAGATACAACATTAACCACATAAATCGTACTAGAATTGGATGAAAATACAACTCCATTTGCAGTTACGATAGAATTAGCTTGTTGGATTATATCACCCTCATAGAAATTTCCATTTGTATTACTATAAGCAATTCTATAACCAGATAATTCGGATTCTTTACAGATAACATTATCTGTTAAAGTTGCTATATTACGTAAAGTATCAATATATGGGCTAATTTTTTTATTAAATGTACCTAAAGATGCAAAAACAGATAATGAATTATTACCATCTGAATATTGATATTCATTACTTCTAGACATCATCATTCTAGATTTATCATTAAACTCATATGGTATATCACTATCAATACTATTATAAAAAGCATCAACATTTTTATCAGTATCAGTCCCTTTAAAAGACCAAAGTATATCAGTTTGATTTGGATATATATTTGAAATTTGACTTGTTATACTTTGATAATTTGAGTCAAGAATTTTATTAATTTGTGCAGATGCGCCAGATGTTACGCCAATTAAAAGTTGACCATTACTACTAGCAAAATTTTGTGATGCATTTGAAGAAACACCATATATACTGAGAATGCCATTATAACCAGGTGTTATTGCGCTAAAATAACCTCTAAGATCTGCATCGGCTTTTACTCTACCAATAATTGCAGTATTAGAAGTAAAATTAACATTTGAATCTAGTGTTAAAGTTCTAGCGGCTGCATCAATAGATTTTATTTGTTTTACATTTACACTAGCGCCTGTATTCGCTCCAATGTAAATATAATTGTTTACCATAAAATCTATGATTAAACTTGAATTTGCATTTGGTACTGTTATGACATTACAAGCAGAAGTTGTTACTACATTTTGATTTGTAGAGATTGCAGTTGAAACATTATTTGATGTAGCACCTCTTGTATTTGCTGTATTAAAAATACCATATGTGTTGCCTATAACAACAGTTGTTGTGTTTGCAAACAATACCGTACCATAAGTCGTTGCAACGGATAAATTAGCAACATTAGATCCAGCCGGTTGAAATACAGTTTCACCGACGGTGAACGTATTAGAACCGCTTATAGTTAATGACGATATTTTTAAAGTATTGTTTGAAACAACAATCTGCTCGCCTTTTGAAAATGCTCCAGCGGATCTATTAATTGAAAATTTATCAATTGCAGTATTTTTAAATACTGCGGTTGCTGATACATTAGTAAATTCAGCGATATAAAGATTATATTTGATGCTTTCATTTTGAATAGGTGTAAAATTTAAATCATTCGATGATATAAACAAAGATCCTAATTGATTATTTGTAAAAATTGGAGTTTTTGTTACAATATCAATACCATTTAATGCGCCAATCCAAACATTATAATCAGGATTACCACCATCGGGTACAATAACCAAAGCATATTGTTCATTTGTTCTTAAAACTACAGGCGTATCAAAAGTAAATGTTGTTGGTGTGGATGCATTCGAACTTGTTTTTACTTGTGATGAATAAAGAGTTTTAGAGCCATATGGTACTACTTTACTTGAAGGATAACCATTAACGGTTTCTCTTATCTGTAATTCTACACCAAAAGTATTAGATTTGCTTTGAAAAAACAAATCTACTTTTGTTAGAAAAATAGCATCAACACCTCTATCAGGTTCATTAATAATGAAAGTTTGGGCAATCGGTTTTGTCATCTAAGTTTTATTCCGTTCTTAATATTTATCACATAAATGATTATTTAATTAGTCACCGTAAGAGTAAAAAGTGTATGGAGTTTCATCATAAATATAGTCTTCTCCATATTGTGATAATCCTGGACTTGAATTATCATAGATAGGTTCTGGCCATGTTGTACCATCACCACTATAATGTTCGGTCCATCCTGTTATAATAGGGCCAGCAGGTTCTATAGCTACATATGGCGGTTGAACTGGATCTGGTGATGGATTTGGCTGAGCTATAGTTGGCTGTTCCATTACAGGTCGTATTGATATATCATCAATAGGAATTCCTGGGCAAGTTGGCGGTGATAGAGGAATATATAAATCAACACCAAAATCAGTGTGTTGTAGTGGAATTGTATAACCATCTGTTAAACCATTATTAATATAAGCAAGTGGTGGTAGCCATGGTACATGATCCGGCGGTGGCGGCAATGGCGGCTGACACGCAGCTGGTACGTCTACGGTTTCTGTTGGTGTTGGATCCACCGATGTTATTGATGGTCTTACCGGGAATACAGGTGTTACCGGAGGCGTAGTAACATTAGGTAGATCTTTAGTCCATTCTGTAGAACTAGATGTATTTTTATATATCACCTGCGATTCTGTAACTTCTTCAGTTACTATTTGTGGTGATCTAATTGTTAAGAGTGTTTTTTGCTTTTGTATTGAAAGAGGTGAACAAAACATACTATAAGTTGCTTGTGTTGATACAGTACTTTCACCTTGTTCTAAATTTGAAATGTCTGTAAGTTTAAATTCTAATTGACCGCTTTTAAAAATATTTGGTGGTATTTTAAATATACCATAAACATTCCCATAACTATCACTAGTTATTTGAGCACCCCAGTAATTTAAATGTGAGTACACAGTACCATCATAAGCAATATATACATAAGATCCATCTGCGGCAATATAATTGCCACCAGATTTTGTCCACGATCCTACATATGGTGTTATATTTAAACAATAAACACTTACATTTATATTATCAAAATATACATAAAGATTTGTATTAGGTTTCATACCTTTAGCTGTAAAATATACATCTGTAGATGGTATGAAAGTTTGTATTGAAACATCTGTAACATAATCACCTATATCAACACTAGTTTCTGTAGGTTGTGTTGTAAATTTTTTATTAATACGTGTTTGTTGTTGTGCTAAAGTTGTTGTAGTTGTAGTTCTAAAAGTTTGAGATGTTTGTGAAGCTGCTGTTAAATTTGTTTGAGTATCTTGACCAGTGATTGATGGACTACCGGCATCTGTCCAATTACCCCATTCTGTATTAAGATTACTAGAACCACCTTTTACAAAATTGGTATAAATGTCAATGTTTCCATTGATCAATGGTTTTTGTAAAAGATCAGCGGTCGTAATACCAGGCGGATTTAATTTAAGTGTACCACGATAATTATAAAAATTACCTTCGATGCAATTTCTATATTTAGAAGCAAATATTTGACTTTGATTTAAATTATTTGCTGTATAAGGCAACAAAATTAAATCACCGGCTTTAACAGCAGTAGATATTGAAGAATCAAATTCAAGACTAGACGTCATTTGATTGAATGTAGGTCTAGCCTCTGCGGTATTTCTATCAATTGCAATATTATATGTACCATCATTTGTATTACCAATTGAGTGATCCCTAAAAGGATCAACCAAAATACCATTCTTAAAACGATTTTGACCAGTAGTATCACTACGAACTGTTAATGAATTTGTAGCTTGTTCCAATAATGATAGAGATGTATAATATTCAAGTCTTTCAATACGCTTTGAAAGTTTATTAATGTCAGCCATTGTATAACGTTTTGTCTGAAACAACGTTGTTTGAATAGAATAATCATAACGATTACTAATTTTGGATTCAGCAGGTGTAAGCGAAGGATACGGCGGTATCGTAGCAAAACCAATAGTCATTGTTCCTGGTATTTCATTCGGTGGTATTGGTACCAATGATGATTCACCTTCTGTCACAATCATTTCACCTGAAGTAGTCAAAGCAATTCGGTCTTTTCTAGGTAAATAATATTGTACCACTGATTGGTAATTTGAATCAGGAGCTACCAAATAAACACCATTGGCACTTCCGGAACCATAAGTTTTTAAAATAAAAGTATTTGAAGGATTAATTGTTGCTGTATTTGCAGTGGTATTACTGGCAAGTGCAGTATTCACAACATATGGTCTAAAATCAATACTATCTCTTAGATCAATTGTTGTTCCAATAGTTGAAGTGTATTGTGGTATTTGATAAGTTCTAATTTTATTGGTATCTGATATATTAACATCATCTATAGGATATGAAGCCGCGGTAAAGAATCCTACACCACCACCGCCACCATTAGCAGCTATAAAATTATCTACAGATATAAGTAAAGTTGAATTTGGTGCAATTGGTTTTCTTGTAGAAATATATGCAAGGCCATAATAAGAATCTTGTTGACCATTATTTAATCTAAATGATCCCGTTATATTTGTATTATTAGATGAATACGTATTAGAACCATTCTCATCAATATAAACAGCATTTAATCTAAATACATCGGGTATACCTAAACACCATGGACCGATAGTGCCCGCAGGATGGGTATTTGCTTGAATACGAATATACGTTGAATTTTGTAATCCCTTAGCAATAGGAATTGTGTTTGCACGTAGAGTATCAAAATAAACTGCGGCTCCAAAGTCTGTATTACTTGCTTCTTCTAATGAAATTGTTGCAGTAGTTGGAGATGTAATATTAATTGTTCTTGAAGGTAAAGAAAAATTAATAGGAACACCTGCAGGCCAAGTTTTTTGGTGCGTAAGACCAGAAGAGGCAAAATTAAATACAGAATCGACGGCCATTGAAGTATTAGTTGCAATTGATACAATTTTTTTTATGGCCGTGTTACAATAAAAATAATCGCCAACCTGATACTGAGACAAAAACGTGGTAGAAGAACCGACAACGTTCACTGATGTAGTATTTACAGAAACAGTGCCAGACTTATTAGGGCTATAGCCATTTGCAGTTGGTATCACAATAAAAGAATTTTTTGCAGATTGAGAAAGAACACCGGTCCCATAATTAAAAAGCTCCGAACCTTGACCGAATACGGATGGCATAGTCAATGCCAACGATCCACTCAATGCCGCAAAACTTGAATTAACTCTATTTCTATAGATGTATTGTGCTGTAGTTGAAAATCCTTCTGGTCTTATTGCATTTTGGCCAAATGGATAAATCATCAGTTCTGCATTAGAAGCCTGAACCTTGGCAATATTTACACCGCTGAAATCTTTATCAAGAATAATATCTGCTACTGCTTTTAAACTACCACTATAATAAATCACACTTCGTACATCGGAAAGTTTTTGACCTGCCGACATTTGAATATTAAAAACATAGATTTCATATACAGCATCAACACCGGGTGTTCCAGATGAATAACTCACACCGCGAACATAAGCAGTACCAATTTTTGTGGTAGATGAATATGACGTGGTTAAAAATGTATTATTCGAAATAGCAGTTTTGGCAACGCTATGAAGATCAACTTGCGCAGCATTTTTATTATTAAAATCACCACAAAATTCATTCACATTGAAGTAATAACCAAATGTAGCGGTTACAATTTGATTATTAACAGTTACATAATCAAGACCTTTTCTTAAATCAGCCGTATTATTATTAACAAATTCAACTCTATATCCTTTTACATAACCAATACCAGGTGATGCAACAATACTATTGTATGAAGAGTTTGCAATGTTATTTGTAATCTTATTTGAAGTACTTAATAGAAATGGATTTACAATATAATCACCATTTGTTTCGTATGTTCTACGAGCTGTATCTTTAGCTAATGCTGCATATTGTGGATCATTTTTTACTGAGACAGGTAATCCATTTTTAAAGTCACATAGTGAAAAGAATGTAGATGTATTGGATATTGAATTTGATGCTCTTGTAACCAGAGTAGGTACAAGTTTTAGACGATGCGCCCCTGGAGCATCATAATTCGGCGAACCAGCCGCATTATCAAGAAGTGAAGTATCAATTTCAGGTGTTATAATTTGTTCATCAGCTTCGAAACCAACTGAAATACCATCGGGTATATTATCATATTTTGATACTATTAGAGTTTGAGGTTCAACACGGATAAAGAAACCTTTTTTAAAGATTACACCTTCAGTAGTGGTAAAAGCATATCCTTTACCAGTAGAATTAGTAACAGTAGCAACAACAACATTTCCAATATTGACATTTGCAGAAGTTCTTATTTGAATTACTTCACCGTTAGAAAAAATGCTTTGCTGCAAACCGTTTGCGTATGTTGCTGAATTTAAATATTTTAGATAAAGAGTATTTAAATTTACATTGTCTGATTCATAACCATTAACAGAATTAATGACTATAGCTTGTAAACCATTTGTATTAATAATTGTTTTATCAATAAAATCATTAATATTTGAAATAGCCGAATTATTTGCATAATTATCTTTAATTTTTACATAGTTATATGTACTATCAAATGTAAAAGCACAACCTTCAATAACTGAACCTTCTTTAAAAATGTGTCGACCAAATTTATCAATTTGGTCTTGCATAATGGTTTGCATTTGATTGAGTTCGCGTGCTTGGACCGCTGCAGCTGGTCTATATAATACACGATAAAAATTCTTTGTTACATCATAATCGTCAAAATACGGCTTACGTGAAAGATCTGTGTCTAGTGCCATTCTATCCTCTTAAAATTTTATGACTAATTTAAATTCTTCCTTAGTAGAAGGAGAACGGGTTACTGGTGCAAAACTTTCTGAATATATCAATTTACCTGAATCTCTGACCAAATCTGGATATTTAAATAGTAGATAATTATTACTTATACCAGATGCACCAGAAATACTACCAACAATAGCATTTGCAACTTGAAAATTGTTTATATCCGATACGTCATTAAGAATAAGAACAGGAAAAACATTATTGATTGTAGCTGTTGATCCTGATCCATTATTTATAGTATGGGTATTACTAAATGATAAATTTTGACTGACTGCAGTCAATTTTAAATATGTTGAATTAGCAAAAGTGCAAATACCGTTAGCATTTGTTGTAGTATCTGTAACTGTTTGGCCAATTACAAATGAATTTGCCGGACTCATTGATGAAACTACTAAATCTTTTTCATACGTAGATGAAACGACTCTGGCGGTAGCCAAGGTAATATCTTGTTTAACATATTCATTATCAATAAATGCACGGGTATTTGCAGTAAGAGTTATTCTTGCAGTTTGATTGAATCTATTACCAAAGCTTGCAGATACATCTTTTGTGCCATTTGCTGTGTAAATATCCGTTACTGTTGCATAAGCATTTACAATACTGTCATACATTATATCACCATCGGCAAATTGACCAACAACATTACTCATGAAATATACAGTATTATTTACAATCGAGGTTATAACACCTGTTGAACCTGAATTTGATTGTGTAATAATTTCCGCCGAATTGCCAACAGGAAAATAAATTGTATTGGCACTTGTAACAAATGCCGCAGTATTTGAATAAACACCAACAATCCCATTGAAAGTTGAATTTTGAGTGAATGAACCTTTTACATTTTTTAATTGTAAGAAAGAAGAATTACCATAAACAACAATACCAGATGCGGATACATTAGATAAAGATATAATTGGATACGCAGCATCAACATTAGCATTTGCTGTATTTGATATTAAACGATTGCCAATAAGATATCCCGCAGTAAAGACATGACCAGTTTCTGATATCGAACTTGGGACTAATGTAAGTCTTGTATTACTTGAAATAGATGATTTAAGTGCTATGTGTGTAGCATTTGCAAATTGAATATAATATTGTCCATTATTGCTAAGACCGCCTATTACTGTATTACCTGTAGAAACCTTATAAGTTATAAGATTATTTGTAGATAGATAAGTTGCATTTGAACCTATTTGAATTGTATTATTAGATGTATTCGCTACATTGCCAATAACACCAGTATTGGCATTGAATGAAGCGGTTACTGAAGCCGGTAATGTATTGGAAAGAGTCAAGATTACAGTCGTGCTATTTGCAAAAGTAACAGTTCCGTTTACAGTAGGCGCCACGTTATTATAAACGGAATCACCTATATTAAATGTCCCATTAGAAAGACTATAATTAATTGCTAGAGTTGTATTTGATGTTGTCTGATATACAGCTTCATTGGGAATCCAATTAGTAATACTTGTATTCGGATTAGTTGTAATTTTATTTGTTAAGTTGAGATTAACTCTATCAAAATCCGTAAGCGTAACACGAATATCTTTAAACTGGGGATTTTGAAGGATACCTACTTTTCTATAAGATCCATATGGTAAGAATTCATAACTTTCATTTGAAATAATATCAAATTTAGCATTAATACCTACATATCTACCGCCAAGTTCAGAAACAGCATCATAACCATGACCATAAACAGGTGAAATTATTGGTTTAGCGGTTGCACCACCTACCAAACCAAAACCCGTATTTGAATATATACTAACATTTGCACGCGTATATCCAGAACCTGGATTAATAATATCAACTCCTACAATATCATAAACAGAATTTATTCCGGTATTAACAATTGCAATAGCAGCAGCATTAGAACCATCGCCAGTTATTTTTACAGTTGGACCAATTTGATATTCTGTTTGATCATTTGGCAAATCCATCTTTGCTACAATCATGGCATTAGAAACAAAACCAAATGAATCTTTAAAGAAAATAGGATAACCAAGCTTATAATCACCTACTGGATTATTGATTGTTATATTCGGATTGGTTTCTATTGATACTATTTGTGAACGTTGCAGCGATGATTCACCACTTACGTAAAATTGATTGCCACCGCTATTAGCAAGCCAAGTTCCAAGTACACCTGATAAAATTGCAGTTGATGAATTAGCATAAGCAATGATACCATTAGCGCCTTGGTTAACAAGACTTGAATCAACCATGTTAACTTTTTCACCAACTGTAAAATATACACCTGATAATGATGAATTAGTTATAGAAATTTTTACTGAATTTAAATTTGTATTTGAAATATAACCCGTAACGTTATAATCAAACACTAGTGTTGGTTCCGCAACAACAGGCATTTTATAATGGGAATTGGCAGAACTTACATTTGCAACAAAATATGTCACAGTCGAATTGCCTGTAGCTGTCCCACCTGTTGAATTAGTAATAGCTATATTTGATACAGGAACGTTTCCTAAGAGGAAACCAGAACCGGTATTTGCAATTGTAAGAGTTAAACTTCCGCCGGTTGAATTTGTCGTAAATGTAGCTCTAGCATTCGTTGATCCAACTATTGGTGATTTTATAGTTATAATATCATTGTTGTTATAACCAGATGCGGTACCACCACTAAAGTTAATAGTATCCAATGAACCGGTTGCAGAAAACGAATTACTAAACGGAAAATCAACCGCAATAACAGTTGTATTGACATTGTTAATTACTCTTCGAATATTACTGGTAGTATTTGCACCCACTCTAATATATTCGCCATTCGCATAACCGTTAGCTGTGCTATTTAATTGAGTGTTGGAACCATAAACAAGTTGATTGTCGCAATACATTACAGCTGTTGCTGTTTGTCCTTGAAGTACGTGCCCTGTTTGATTAGCACCTTTTGTAAGTGCTATACGTGTTCCTGTAATTGTTGGTTTAAGAGCTAACACTGTTGAATTTGCAAATTCAACATAATATGAAGAACCAGATGAAAGACCACCAATTGCTGTATTACCTGTATTTGTTGTATATGTAATTAGATCATTAATAACAAATGCATTAGAGACAGATGTTACATTTGCAACCAAGTAAGTTACAGTTGAATTACCTGCTGCAGTACCACCGGTTGTATTAGTAATAGCTATATTTGATACGGGAATAGTTCCTACCAAATTGAAACCTGAACCAGCATTTGTAATTGTAAATGCTATATTACCGCCCGTTGAGTTTGTCGTAAAAGTGACGGTGGCGTTAGTTGTTACTGATTTAACTGTTATGATATCGTTATTGTTATATCCAAGAGCTGTTCCGCCGGACAAAGAAATATTGTCCAAACGAGTAAGATTGATAATATTATTTGAACCGCTACCTGTTCCGCCAGTTACAGCAGTATTTGCATTGAATGTTTGAGCTGTTGGAGCAGAAATAGTTAATGATGGTTGATCAAAATAACCGAAACCCACATTACTTATATTAATTGATGTAATTTTACCAGTGGAATTAGCTTGTGCATTTGCGACAGCACCGACACCCGTAGGACCATTGTTGGAAATGGTTACAGTAGCATTCGCTGTATAACCAGAGCCATTAGAAGTAATAATAGCCAAATTGCAAGCGCCCACATTACCGACTGATATAGTACCAGTTTTTAATGTACCTGATTGAGTGGTATCAATAATAGGATAATTATTAGAAAATTTTGTTTCAGTATTATAATATTTTGTAACTTGAATTACACTTGAATTTGACGCAACAATGGTGCCTGTTATACCAGTATCCGATTGTGCTACGGGCGCATTTACATTAAAATAACCTTGTGGATAAAGATAATTAATAATATCATACGATTGAGTTGCAAGATAACCAGGTATAATAGTACCAACAACATTAGCAAGATCAAGACGTGTATGTAAAGTAAATGGTTCATTTACAAAAATTTGTTTTGATACACCATTAGACGAAGAAATTTCACGTACTTGTCCAGCGCCAAATCCTGATTTTAAATATATTGATGAGTTTGTATAATAATTATCAATACTTGAAGAGTTTACAGATAATTGAACAGTAGTTCCATTTACCATACCACTGATATAACCACTTTCATAAACGTAATAACTGTTCCCGCCATCTGTAATCTTAATTACATCAATTGACCCCGGAATTGTATTACCTTGAACAGCTGTATTTGTTACAACTGGTATATAGCCCGATGTTGTAAATTTTGTATTTGATGTTGAGTCGATTGTATACATATATTTCCAGACGTAACCATCGCCTGTTTTAAATGTGCCACTTGATGTTGTAAGAGTGGGCTTAACATAAGAATTTGCACGATTATTATTGTCAATGCATTTGTATACTTCGTATTTATCAGTTACAACAAAAAATTGCTTGCTATACAGATTAGCATCGTTTTGGTCATAAACATCATAAATTGTGTCTATTGTCCAATTATAACGTGGGGCAAGATGGTTTACATCTTCATCTTTTAAAAGCTTGCCATAAAGAAGATCACGATATATCGACTGCTCGACTTGAGCCACCGAATTATTGGCCGCTAATATTGATGCATCATCATTATTACCTTCACTATTTGTCCAAGGTTGTGATGCCGATGCAAACATGTAATAACCATTTCTATTATTACGAATATCTGTAATAAAGCTATTTGCTTCATTAATATAGTGATTAATTGTGAGTATTGCCATTATTTCAACCGAACTGCCTTTTAGTTATTTATGACTGTGTTTTTAAGAAAACTACTGGTTCTGATTGCTCTGATATTATTTCACTTTTTAATCTGAAACGACCAAAAAGAGCAATACCAGATGGATGAATTAAATCTTTTACCAATTTTTCATATACACCGAGCATTCTATTAACAAGTATCTCATATGAAAAATTTTGATAATAGTAACTATCTTGTATCATCATAATATCACTTATAAAGCCTTTATTATTTCTCCAATAACCATCACCGATGCCGTCCGTGTCCACAACGGCCGATCCTGTAATAACAATACCTTTATTATATGGTGTCGATAAAAATACTGTATCAATTGGAACAAAACCGAAACCAGAATTTATAACTTCTACGGCGGTTGCAACGCCTTGTAAACTACTAACTGTAGATGTTACTATTGCATTATTACCTTTAAAACCCCCAAATCCATCTGATATACTTCGACCAATAACATCAGGTTCAATTATACTGATATACGGACTTGATGAATATCCAATACCTGGATTTATTTTTGATAGATATGCAATTGTACCAACCTCAATTGTTCTAACTGATAAAGTTTCAGCAATTGTGGAATTTAAATTAGCAATAGGATTTTTAGGAAATAAATTATTCCATGTTGTATTTAAATATAAACCTATCGAAGGTAAAATTACATCTGTATCAATGACCAAAATTTCTTTATTTACAATACCACCAACTTGGAATGATGCTCCTGCACCACCACCACCCGTAATATTACTAATAATAGCAGTTGCACCACTATTATTGGTTATTGTATCACCTAAATAAAAATTTTTATTCGTACTGAAATTAATTAGTTGTAAAGAAGAACTATTCGAAAATGAAATTTTTCCATTTGCCGATGTATTAGAACTAGTTACAATATCATTGATATTAAAAGAACTAATAGGATTAGATATATTAAGATTAAGAGTTGTAGATATTGTAACAACGGCATTCATACTATAACCACTGCCACCATTAACTAAAGTAAAATTAACCTTACCATTTTCATCGCGTACTGATGCAATTCTTGCTTTGCCTGAAATACCAGTACCATAAACATCTACAATATCACCCTGTTTAAATCCACCGCCGCCGTTTTCAATTGCTACGGCGGTCAATGAACCTAAAATAACAGGCGCATTATTGAGAGTTATTTCAGGAACTGATTCTGAAAGAATTTTTTCCCCGTATTTGAATCTACCATTAATTGATGATAGATAAAGCACATGCATAAAACGATCGTTAATAATTTTTTGATTTACAGATTCAACAACAGCTGTTGCATTATTACTACTATTATAAATTCGTTTACCAATTAATTTTTCTAGATAATCATTATCCGATACCTCGATATATCTCGGAATAATCCATTCACCATCTGATGGTTTTAATAAGAAATTTCCTGGTATATAAAGTTCAATTGATTCATTAAATAATATACGAAATAAAAGTTCATATGATCTAGGTGTACCTTTAGAACGATATAAATCAAGTATATGTTTAACTAAAAGTCTTTTATCAGCAAGAATTAATTCTGGTAAAGAATTTAAGTAAGTATTTTTAAAATAAGTAAGAAATTGTTCTTCGGTTGTATCAATATCATTATAATCGAGTAAAGATCTAGAATGTTGTAATGTTTGACCTGTTGACTCAAGCCATTCGTAATATGCTTTTACAAACGCAATAAAATTTGGACCTTCATCTTTATAAAATGAAGGAAATTGTTGTGGTATAAAAGATGATACAAATTTTTCTATTCTTGACATTAAATTGATGCTACCTCAATAGCCAAATTTTTTAAATCAATCTGTATTAAATCATTATTTTTTGTTTTAATATCTTGTTTACTTGGTGTTGCATAAAACTGAATTGATGAAGAATCCACAAAACCATTAATCGAAATTTTATTTAAACTAATTATACCAGACTGATAATCTATAGCTCCAGCAATTGAATATATTTCATAACCAGGATTTGATACATCTTTTAAATATACATTTTTTGATGAATTTTTTACTGTAATACGACCACCAGAAACCTGCGTTACAATTATTGTATTATTTAAAGGATTAAAATCCGTATATTGATATTTTTTTCCGCCACTTAAAAAAACTGTTGATGAAAAAGAACCGGCAAAAATTTCATTACGAAAATTAATATCAATATAAGTATCTGTATTAAGCTGAGGATTTACATCTTTTCGTAGAATAATATTTGTCTCATTGCTGCTAATACTTTTATCAGAATCATTTATTGCAGCTTCTAATCTTGATAACTTAAATTCAATATCAAATTTTGTTAAGTAATCCAAATTATATTTAGAAATTGCATTAGTTACAGCATTTTTTATATCTGATGGTGAATTGACTGTAGAATTTGGATCATACTTAACGGATGATGTTACAAGCAAATACAAATAATCGGGATCGATCATTTTCGGCACTATGCCCATAGTACATTTTTCTGAAAGAAATACTTCAATATCTTGTTTTTCATAATCAGAAAGAGGTGCGCCAGAATATGTAACTCCGGCAATATAAACTTTACCGTAATCAACTTTATCGGCAATTGTCTCACCGCCATAAACATTTACGGCTTTAACATCTCTATAATTAATTAATACAAGATTTTTGAAATCATTAGTTGTAACTGCTCTATCTTGTGTTTGATAGTGCCTAGGAGCATTGAAACGAATTGATTCAATATCTTCTGCCGTAAATCCGCTAGAAGCGGCTGAAATTACACTAATTGCCGATGATATTGAACCTATACCGTTAATTGGACCGAGATTATCATCAAGAGTAAAATTAGTTGCTCCATCAGAAATACCACCGGAACTAATTCTATAGTTAGAGTATATTACAGAACCATTGAATGGATAATTGCCAAAAACTTCATCACCAAATACTAATTCATATTTTGTATCTTCTGTAGCTTGAACGAAATATACATTGGATGTCGGTGTTAAACCATATAAATTTGTGGCTTTCGTATAAAGTGTATTTGTCTGACCACCATCCTGTGAAACGATAACAGTGAGACTGTTAGTATCAATATTATCATTACTCATAATAAATCTTTGACTTTTCGCTGTTGTTGTATCAACAACAAATACATCAGTAGTATAATTGCCATCATATAAATTAATATTTGATGTAAATTTACCACCGGATGGATAAAGAATATAAGATTGATCTGTGGTAAAAGTAAATGTTCCATTACCACTTTTACCAGTAAATTTGGTACCAAATGGGATTTGAAATATTGATAAATTTGATTGTGGAAATGAAATATTCACCGTTGCTTTAGAAGATTTAGCGGATCTTGGAACATAGTTTAATTCTTTTGATTTACTAATAACACTATTTCTCAATTGTGCAGAATCTAGAAACATTTCAGAGACTGCCATATTCATATAAAAAGCATTTAAATGTGTATTATAAGTTAAAATATCAAGTAATACCGACATGTTTGAACCATCAAAATCATAATCGGCGAATTGTGGTTGACCTTTTAGATAAGTCTTTAATGTAGATTTTAATGTATCAAAGTCAAGATTTACAAGACTGATTGAATTATTTGCCATTCTTAACGTACTCGTCTAAGGATCAGATTTAAACTTTGTGGTGTAATACTATTTATTATAGAAAAAATAAGATTCACTGCTAAACGATCTTCCTCTGGATAATTATAAATTTGTACCGAAATTAAATTCACCCTTGGTTCATGAAATCGTATCGAATTTGTTATAGCATTTTTTAAATTTTCTTGAAGAATAACATCGTTTGGTTCAAATAGAGAATTATTAACATCTGAACCAAAATTTGGATTAAATCTTCTTTCTCCTAGATTAGTCAATAATAAATTTCTTAATGCTTGCTTTATCGACTGTTCATTTTTTACACGAACAAGATCTTTTGTAATTGGATGTGGTGTAAGATCATCAATGAAATCCGAAAACAGATCCGGTACTAACTTTGTTTGTGTAAAATTATCGGCTCTTGTTGTCATCTAATTATCCTGATATATTAGAGGTAGGTGTTATTTGATCCACAGTTACAGGTAATGTAGCTGGTATTAATCCAGCGAACGATGTAGGAAATCCAATTAATTGAAGAAAACTACAAAATGTAAAAGGTATATATTGTAATAATGCACCAAGACCAATACGGTTAAAAAATTCTTTTACAATTTGCATCCATTGTTCAATTAAATATAATGGCCATTTTACAGCAAAATCTTTAGCTGCTGATATTAGTCTATTTATTGTAAGTTCAGCAGATTCTGTAACATCTTCGTAAGCGCCACCTAATAAATCAAGAAGACTAAACCCAAAAATATTAATTGATTTCAATGTTGCTATGATCATTCTATAATATTGTTCTATTGGTAAGAGTTTAGAAACCGATGCAATTGCACTTTCTATAATAGCTTCAATATCCAAAGTAACCAACGCAACTAAAGAAGGTAAACCAAGGGCTCTCCAAATTCTATCAAACATTTGAATTAAAGTTGCAAATGCTTGATGTAGTATATTTGTTGCTAAATTTGTCATTTCCATAACAAACCAAGACCAAATTTCTTGAATTTGCATCTCTGGTGCTTCTAGACCAAATTCACCACTAAATGATTTGCCAAGTCGACCTACTGCAGCAACAGCGCCATTTAAATTTTTTGTTATTCTTGATTTCACTTCAGCTCTATATTCAGGATCAGTAAAAAGTTGTAAAATGTTTACATTACCAAGAAATGGTACCGGAATTGTAACTAAATTATTAATGATTGAACCAATAATTTCTAAACATTTTGCAAGAACGAACAATTTAAATTCATAAACTATTGCTCTTGCTTTAAGTTCCCATTCAATTTCAGGTAACGAAAGTGCACCATAAAAAGGTTTTGATATCGAAATTGGAAAATTTCCAAGTATATCATCAATTGTTTTAAGCGTTGATCTAATTTGATCTGCTATTTCTTTATAGCCAAGAACGGTCAATATTGCCGGCAATGAAGCTAATTTTTTTAATG